AAGCAATTCGCTTAACTTTGATTAATTATCAAAATGATAATGAAAAATCTCAAATGAGTTTAATTATTTCTCCAAGTACTATTTCATTAATAATTAATATGATTTCATTATTATTAGGTACATTATTAACAATTTTAAGTTCAATTGTCAAATTTAGAAATTATCGTGAGAATATGGAAAAACTAAAAAATATTCATGATGTTTTATTTAATTATAAAATTTCTTATAATAAACAAAAAGATTTAATTGATTATTTTACAATGTCTAATAGTTTAACTATTGAATTATTTGATAAACTTGTTGAAAATGTTGAAAATATGAATAAAGAAATTAAAGATATTAATATCTTTGAAAATATTCGTATTAAAGATATTATTAAATTTAATCGTATAAAAATTAATCATGATATTGAACTTAAAAAAATGACAAATAAACGCGAATTAGAATTTTTAAAATTAACTGTCGAATCAACTAAACATAAATGTTTATATGAAAATCAGAAAAATCATATAAATGATAATAATCATAATTTTGATATTAAAGAAAAAAAATATACTTGTTTTAATTAATATTAATTTGAATAAGCTAAACCACCCATTCCAGATAATATACGTAATACATTATAATTTACAGTATATATGTATATTGATCCATCAACACTTGATGCAACTGATAAAACAGCAGTATCAATACGAGACATATTTAAAGTTCCTGATGGTTGATGTTCTTCTGGTTTTATGGCAAATGAATAAACATTTATACCTGTACTAAAGTTATCAGGAGTATTTTCATGATGTTGATAAGGTTGAACTAAGCTAAAATAACTTCCTTTGCGATCTGCAAAACGATCATTTCCATTTAATTGTATTTTAGCTGTAGTAACAGGATTTTTAGCTAATACATATTGATTATCTAAATAACGATCTGTGAAATTATTCCAATATGGTGTTGATAGATATGTAGAATGTGTTGTATCTGTTTTTGGTTTAATTACCCATATTAATTCTTTGCACGGATGATTAAAGTTCATTCGAATACTTTTTAGAGAATTTGCACCAGCATTAACTGTATCAGAACCGGTAAATTGTAATTGTTCAATTAAATATTCATGAGATAATTGAGCAAAACGACGACGTTCATCAGTATCTAAGAAAATATAATCAACCCATAGAGAAGCAGCTAAGCTTAAATTAGTTCCACCAGTAAAATAAGAATTTGCTTGCTTATTAGCAGGTAAAAGAGCAGGGCTGGTAGCATTATCTGTTAATGTGAAAGCTCTATCTGAAAAATTAAAACCTCTATCAACCATATCTGATACATTTTCAAATTCAATGTTTATTTTTACTTCGTGATATTGTAATGCTATTAAAGGTAAAGCTAATCCAACATTGCGACAGAACCAAAATTCAAGTGGAACATATACTGAATAACTTTGTTTAGCTTCAAGAACTATTGAACGATTTAATTTATCACCACCAACCATTAATTTATATCCATCGCGCTTTCCCTGAGGTAATGAAAGTTCATTCCATATGTATAACCATTCAGAATAATGCTTATCAATTCTTTGCCCGCCAATTTCAAGTTCAATACTTTTTAATAATTTTAGACCAAAATAAGGAACAAGAGCAATACATTTATTATTTTCCCCACCTGTTGTAATAGGTTCATTTGTATTTTGTATAGTACCTACGAAATATATACGATTAATTAAATCACCATTACGAGTTATTTGACAAGTTACACGAGAACCAAATGTAGCATTGCCATTGAAAGTTTGTTCAATTGCTTCTAATGCAAAATTTGTATGTCGGCGATATGCAACTTTGAAAAAAGTTATTTGAGGATTGCCAGTTAAATAAACATCCTGAGCACCATAAGCAACAAGTTGAAGAAGACCATCAATACGGGACATATTTAAAGTTCCGGATGGTTGATGTTCTTCTGGTTTTAAAGCAAAAGAATAAACATTTATACCAGCATTTGATGGTATATTTTCATGATGCTGATAAGGTTGAATTAAATTAAAATATCGTCCAGGACGTTCATAAAATCGATCATTACCATTTAATACTAATTTAGCACTTTTAACGGGATTTGATGGATCACTTGATAATTTATTCATATAATTTATATCACTTTGCATTAAATTTGCATTTAATGCTGCATTAGTTGTTAATAAATTATCAACTGCATTAAATTTAGTTGTATAATTAAACCAGTTATTAACATTAGTATCAGTATCTTTAGCTATGAACCATACTAATTCTTTGCATGGATGATTAAAATTAAGTTTAGTCTTAACAGCAGTGGATGTAATAGCTTCTTGACCAGTAAATTGTAATTGTTCAATTAAATATTCATGAGATAATTGAGCAAAACGACGGCGCTCATCAGTATCTAAATAAATATAATCAACCCATAACGATGCATTGAAAGTTCCTGTACCAGCACCGCATTTTGCAGCAGTTTCAAAATTAATATTAACTTTAACTTCATGATATTGAAGGGCTATTAATGGTAGAGCTAAACCAATATTACGGCAAAACCAGAATTCAAGAGGTATATATAAAGTCTTACTTGCAACAGATGCACCTCCTAAACCGCCAACCATTTCACTATATCCATAACGTTTGGATTTTGGTAAAGTTAATTCATTCCAAACATATAACCAATGTGAATAATGTTTATCTATTTTTTGACCACCAATTTCAATTTCAACATAATTTAAAAGTCGGAGACCATAATAATTTACATAATTAGTACCTGCAGAAGGTTTAACTTGTAAATACATTCGATTAATTAAATCACCATTACGAGAAATTTGGCAAGTTACACGAGAACCATATGTTGGATTGCCATTGAAAGTTTGTTCAATCGCTTCTAATGCAAAATTTGTATGTCGGCGATATGCAACTTTGAAAAAAGTTATTTGAGGATTGCCAGTTAAATAAACATCCTGAGCACCATAAGCAACAAGTTGAAGAAGACCACAGAAACATTGGTATTAACCTTAACATCTAATATAGCTGTATCAATACGGGACATATTTAAAGTTCCTGATGGTTGATGTTCTTCTGGTTTTAAAGCAAAAGAATATACATTTATACCTCTATTAAGAGGTATATTTGTATGATGTTGATATGGTTGAACTAAATTGAAATAAGTTGCATCTCGAACATTAAAACGATCATTTCCATTTAATTGTAATAAACATTTATCAAAAGGATTAACAATATTTGTAGTAACATTATCAACATAAGGTATATAATTATCAAGCATAATATTACTTGTAGTCAATAGATCTAATGCTCCAGATCTTAGATTACTGGATACAAGGAAATTAGAATTAAAACTATTTTCAAGTACAACGGTGGGAAGATAACCAGCCGTATCATTTAGTGGATTGACTGTAGGTAAAGCTGCACCATCCGAAGTATAATTATACCATCTACTTGCTAAATTTGTAGTTTTAGCAACCCATATTAATTCTTTACAAGGATGATTAAAATTTAATTTAACACGAGCACCATTAGTAGTTAATGTTTCTTGTCCTGTGAATTGTAATTGTTCAATTAAATATTCATGAGATAATTGAGCAAATTTGCGACGTTCATCAGTATCTAAATAAATATAATCAACCCATAAATTAGGATTATCTAATTTAAACTGAGTTAAATCAGAAACAGCAGCAGCACTACTAGGAATATATGTACAATTATTTGCAGTTTCAAATTCTATTTTAATTTTAACTTCATGATATTGTAATGCAATTAAAGGTAAAGCTAAACCAATATTGCGACAAAACCAGAATTCAAGCGGTATATATAAAGTAGTAATATTAGTAGATGTTGAATATACTGCATTATTTAATGCATCACGATCAGCACCAACCATAGTATCATATGCATAACGTTTTCCACGAGGTAGAGATAATTCATTCCATATATATAACCAATCGGAATAATGTTTATCAATTTGTTGACCACCAATTTCAATAGAAACAGATTTTAATAAGCGTAAACCTAAATAATTAACATATGAAGCAGCTGTACCTCCTTTAGTATCAGTTGTAGCATTAATACCAACTTCAAGATAAGTTCGATGAATTAAATCACCATTGCGAGATATTTGACAATAAACAGTATTTCCATAAGTTGGAATACCGCTAAAAGTTTGTTGAATAGCTTCCATAGCAAAATTTGTATGTCGGCGATATACAACTTTGAAAAAAGTTATTTGAGGATTGCCAGTTAAATAAACATCCTGAGCACCATAAGCAACAAGTTGAAGAAGACCACCACCCATTTATGCTATATTCTTTATACTATAAT